TTAATTGTTGTTTGAATAATAATATCCTTCAAATATTTTCTTGTTCTTTACATTCCTGCTCATGGTTGCGGCACTCATATTCTCATCAGTTGCTGCTTTCAAAATTGTTTCCCATGTGTTTATTACTTGATTAGACTTCGTACATATTTTTTTTACCATTTTGCCCGTAGATGATGTTTTCTTGTGTTGGTATTCATCGTCCTGTTTCAACGACAAACCGTAATAACCTTCATTACTTGTTGTAACATCCCAAATAGTGCCTTTCATCACATATTGAGAAGTGTTCAAATACTGCTTAAGTTCTTTCATGTCGTCATTGCCAACCGGTTTGTTCAACTTCTTCTTCCATCGTTGATACTCTGCCAATAATTTCGAATTAAGAATTTTACCACGGGGAGAAAACCTACATACTTGAAATAAGAAGGTTTCGGTATCGTTATTTTCCAAACGTGGTTTATATTCAATTGGTTTCAACTGAATACCTACATATCCATGAACAATTTGATTTAAATCTTGTTTTTGTAACCGTTTAGGTCTGAACCGTGTGTCCATATATTCTTTCAACCGATGGAACATTGCCTTGGTCGGTTTCACGCCATTCCAAATTCGGAACTGACCTTCCAAATTCACGGAAGATTCCTCCACCTCATTATTTACAAAGCAGCATTCTTCCACAAACTGGTTGATTCGCTTGGTCTGTTCATCTTCTTCAACTATTGGTTGAGTTGTATGGTTTTCTGATTCTAGGAACTCGGTCCTCTTCTGTAATTGTTCTAACTTGTTCTTCAATTCGGCAATTTCAGTATCTTTTGATTTACACGATGTAACCAGTTCGTCATTCTTCTCTCGTTCATCCTTCAATGCCTCACCAATCTCTTCGTTTTGTTTCACTAGTAAATTGAAGTTGTCTATGCTGTATTGTTTGCTTGAAATGATATCCTTTATGTATAAAGTCAATTTATCAACAGTGAATTTTGTATCGTCGTATGCAATAATCTCCTTATATACCTTATCACCCACACTAATTTGCCTAATTTGTTTCTTGATTTTTGGATGACTCTTTACCAAGTTCTCAATTTCAACTTTGTTCTGTACTTTGAATGCGTTCACTAGGACAAAATTATCAAATTTTGAGCGGTGATTGTAAATTCTGGATTGTAAATCATTGGTCTGTCCGAACTTTATCAGTTTCTCTTCTCCGTTTCGGTTATCGATTGTTCCGAAATAAACGCATTCGGTATTCAATGGGAATTGGTTGATGGTTGCTTGTTCAACCGCTTTTCTTGATTTTTGTTTTACGGTTTCCATCTGTTTATCCTTTTGCTCCAATTGTAGTCTCAATTCGTCACTTTCTTCTTGGACGACTTTATGTATCATTTCCTCCATATTCAAATAATATTCGTGGATTTCGTCCGCTTTTTTTGTTCCTGCTTTCAAGCAAAGTGATTTGAATGTCTTGACTGATAACATAAATGTTTCTTTATTGTGACCTCCGCGTCCTTTCTTTGCTTCGCCCGTCGGCGAAGCAAACGTTTTGTATTCCACATCAATAGTAAATTGTTTTTCTAGAATTCTTTTCGCTCCATCTTTGTTGCTAAAACCCAACCACTTCCAAACATTATCCAAGTCAATCACGAAATCATTCTTTTGATCACAGTTCAAATAACAATAAAAACTAGACACAAACAGTTGTTGTTCAAAATCGGTAAAACTATTCTGAATTTTTGTAAGTAATTTTCCATTATACGAGTTTGATAACTTAGTTATCGGGTTATTCTCTATGAGTTCAACAATATTTAGCGATGCGTCCATTATAATATAACATATATAGTTGTCTTTAAGTATTATTAATTTGTTTATGTTTATATAATCAAAAGCAAATGTATAGAATGTTTACCAGTTATTCTTTTTGACTATTATATTACCACCTTTCTTCTTCTTATCTTTATTGGGGTCATATGCCTCGTCTTCGTCGTCTGAATTCATACCTTCAGACAGTTCCCAAAATTCTTTCGATCCTAACCTAAATTTGGGGTGATTTTCTGCCTTATACCAGAATATCTGATCGGTTAACTTGTTCGATTTGGCATTATTATTAATAACTAAACATTCAAAATTCTCCGTGCAATTGTCCATAACAGAACAAAATGACTCCAATGTAGGGAACATACTTGCATAATTTTCCCAAATACGCTTACGATTTGTTAAGTAAGGTTCTCTTAGAATAAAAACATAATCTATATTTGTTCTTAGGTTGGGTGGGATACCCAATGGATATTGCATAGTTATGATCAACATGACCTTCCAGTGACGACCATTCATAAATAATAAACGCATCATTTTATCTCGTGTCCAAGTTTGATCATATAAACAATCATCCATAATTACGAAAGCTCTAGGATCTATTGTTGTTTTATTATATGTTTCCATATCTCTTTTTACATTCTTTAAAACGGTCTTTTGACGTCTTAATATATTTTCGATTAATGCTGTATTGTATTCATCATGAATAAACAACCGAGGTACATGATCTTTATAAAACCCATTACCTGCTTCTGTTCCTGATATTACTGTGCCGATTGGTATATCCTGATGATAAAATAACAGGTCTCTAACCAGAAATGATTTCCCGAAATTTTCAGTGCAATTATCCATAACAGAACAAAATGACTCCAATGTAGGGAACATACTTGCATAATTTTCCCAAATACGCTTACGATTTGTTAAGTAAGGTTCTCTTAGAATAAAAACATAATCTATATTTGTTCTTAGGTTGGGTGGGATACCCAATGGATATTGCATAGTTATGATCAACATGACCTTCCAGTGACGACCATTCATAAATAATAAACGCATCATTTTATCTCGTGTCCAAGTTTGATCATATAAACAATCATCCATAATTACGAAAGCTCTAGGATCTATTGTTGTTTTATTATATGTTTCCATATCTCTTTTTACATTCTTTAAAACGGTCTTTTGACGTCTTAATATATTTTCGATTAATGCTGTATTGTATTCATCATGAATAAACAACCGAGGTACATGATCTTTATAAAACCCATTACCTGCTTCTGTTCCTGATATTACTGTGCCGATTGGTATATCCTGATGATAAAATAACAGGTCTCTAACCAGAAATGATTTCCCCGTATCACGTCTCCCTATTAATACCACGACGGGACCTTTATTTTCATTAGGTCGGAATGTGATATCTCGCATATTAAATTTTCTCAATTCTAAAGTCATGAATGATATATTTTAGAACAATAAATATATTTATTCTTATAAACGAAATAAACGTTTATTTATCAATAATATAATATTTATTAAACTTATATGTCCGCATTCGGTAAAGATACTTTTATAACATACAGAAAAGTTCCTTCGGTTGATACAGTCATACTTAAAAAAACGTTTAATGGTAGTAGTGAAGATATTATCAATAAGTATAATCCATTTGATGTTACAAGTATACAGAATTATCAACCCATCCATTCATTTTTTTTTAATATGAATGAAGGAAATTATGATTCATTCCAATTGAACCACGTCAATCATTTCAAAGATTTTGATACTGTTATCGGTCCGTCGGGTGATATTATCCCACGTAAAACTTTCATCAAATACTCTCCATTAACCGACCCTGTAAGATATTTAATAGGTAAACTAACAAAAAACACTGCTGATATAATTAAACTACCTAAACTAAATGATGTATCATCTAATTATGCAAATATTGATAATGCGTCTTATATAGATGGGTTTTTCTCATTTTTATGTAGTCATACCCTGCATAAACATAATTTCATTCATTCAATTGATTACCATGGTTCGTTTTTGGCTGTGCAAGATAAGTTTAAATTTAATATTGCAGATGATTATGAGTATTTAAACAATTCTAAATATTTTATTAATAATTTAGACGTGCTTTACAGCATATCTGACTGTAATGTTAGGAATTTAAATTCGTCTGATACAAGAAATAAACGTGCTAAGTTAGAAATATTGGAAGGGTTCTCCAGTGATATTGTTCCTGACAAATACTCTACCAATATTGTTATTGATTCATCCAATACTATTGTTGAAACCGATATATCATTGGAAGAGGTGTATGTAAAACCAAATACCGAAGAGGAAGATGAAGATGATGAAGAGGAAGATGAAGATGATGATGAAGAGGAAGATGATGAAGATGATGAAGATGATGAAGATGATGATGATGAGGAAGATGATGATGAAGAGGAAGATGATGATGAAGATGATGATGATGATGAAGATGATGATGAAGATGATGATGAAGATGAAGAGGAAGAGGAAGAGGAAGAGGAAGAAGAGATGTATGCGTATATCAATAATTTTCCCATTCAAATGATATGTCTAGAAAAATGTGAGGGAACCCTTGATAGTTTATTTGAAGAAGATTTAATAGATGAAAATAATGGTTGCTCGGCTTTAATGCAAGTTATATTATCATTATTAACATATCAAAAGATGTTCCACTTTACACATAACGATCTTCATACCAATAATATTATGTATACCAATACAAAACAGGAATATATATATTATAAGGTTCTCGGTAAGTATTATAAAGTCCCAACATATGGTAAAATATTCAAATTAATTGATTTTGGTAGAAGTATATATAAATTCAAAGGAAAACTATTTTGTAGTGATAGTTTCTATCCAGGCGGTGACGCGGCGACGCAGTATAATTTTGGTCCATTTTATAATAAAAAGCACCCTCGGATCGACCCGAATTATAGTTTCGATTTATGTCGTCTAGGGACCTCCATTTATGATTTTATAATAAACGATGAACCTGTAAATAAAATGACTCCTTTACAACAAACTATATATAGATGGTGTCTAGATGATGACTCAAAAAATATATTATATAAGAAAAATGGCGATGAGCGTTTCCCCGAATTCCGACTTTATAAAATGATAGCCCGGACGGTTCACGAGCATACACCAGTAAATCAATTAGAATATCCGTTTTTTAGTAAATATAAAATAGACACACCAGATGACAACATAGATGTAATAGATATTGACGCGATGCCATTATATGCGGATTAACCGTTTGATATATTGAATAATATACATATATGTAAAAAGTGTGTATATTATTTAGAAACCCGGTTCATCAACAAAAGCTTGCGCACCTGGAGAACCCACATATTCACCACCCCCTATTAGTTCAGCAAGTGGTCCTGACATATGGAAGAATATAAATAACACTACGAATACACAAGCGGTAACAATAAGTGTATCACGAACTGTATTTTTCATAGGTTCTTGCTTTTTATGAATGTATTTAGATTCTGCTATTTTTATCACGAAATATAATATACCTGTTACGACCGTCAAAAGTAAGGGTTTCTCCATTATAATATAACTTGTAAAAATTTATAAGTTATATTAACGCATATTTTTATTATGCCAGTATTTCCACAACATCGTCCAAATCTACCATTTCGCCCGACCTTGACTGTGATTTACCTATATTCATAATATCCATTTCGCCTAAATCTATATTGTCGCTGTATATTTTTATTTTATCGTTTATGTCGTCTTCTTCTTCTTCTAATCTTCTCTGGATAGCACGTTCGGAACTGATTTCCTCCAATCTCTCAATAGTTTTTGGAGCATTGACATCGCTTATATTTCCAGTGTCTATGTCCAATATACTATCATAGTCGTTAAACGTTAATTTCGTAACAATTGGGTCTTCGTTCTTATTTTGTATAGTAGGAACTTGTGGTGGAGGTGTCTCGTCTTCCATTATTATAGCATCCTTCGTTTCTTCTTTATCTTTTTCTTCTTTATCCGTATCTTCTTTTTCTTCTTCTTCTTCTTTTACGTCTTCAATAATGACCTCCTCTTCTTGTTCAACACCTTCGTCCATATATGCCTTGATAATTTCTTCGGTTGGAATACTTTCGCGTATAGTCTTTATAATACATTCTTGAACGATACATTCTAATTCACGGTTGTTTCTCTGAATTGTTAATGCTGATATATTACGCTCGAATAGATACACATTTTTATAACACGCACGAGCAACATGAATATATAATTTATGTAAGAATGTATCTATATTTGGAATGGATACGTCTATTTTTTTTTGTTTATTACCAACGCGAATACAAGTAAGAATTTTCATTTGTATGATATGGACACACGTGATTAAATCTTCTAAATAACCACAACCACTTCTATTGATGATTCGTTTACGTTCTTCTTCAATCGTCACGGTATTCCATTTGGGTATAGCAGATAGCATATTTTGAAACGACATTAAATATTTGCCCGGTTCCTCTGTTTCTAAACATACTTTCCACGATTCATTAAAAATAGATTGAACTCCTTCTATCACGAGTGGTGTAAATATAGAAACCAATCTACCACACCATTCATTTCTTGATTCATTTAAATTTGATACTTCAAAATCGTCCATTATATTAAAACAATGTATAATTTTATTCTTATATAAACGTAAAACCCATATTGAATTCTTCAATGGTCTAAATAAATTTTATTTTACGGATATCTTCGGTATCACGATTGAATGTATAATTTAATATGCTAAATAATAATAGTTTTTCTGATCTAAATTCGGATTTTATTTTGGAGTAGTATACTTCAATCAATGTCCGTTTTAAGTGTGTTATAGAATTATCGTTTTTGATTGAGTTTATTATGTCTAGACTAGAATAACCATTCTCATAAATATTTTCACAAAACCTCAAAATTTCTATGTTTGTTAAACTATTATTTGCTTTATCTTGTTTTAATTGCTCAATGGTCTCGTAAATAAATGACTCTTTTTGTTTAGTTAATGTGTCTTTGCTTGCTATTTTATCCAAAGTTAATTGATGTAGGTTTATATATTGGTTATTATAATAATACTCAGGTACATATATTTCACAAAAACGGGATAAAATTGGGTTCAATAGCATTTGTTTGTTCTCCACTATCATAAAAAAACGGGTTGTATAAGAAAATAATTCAATACAACGTCTTAGTGCCGATTGTGCATCATTTGTAAGATAATCCGCATTCAATAAGATGATTGTTTTAAAATTTATTTTTATATTTGTTTCTAAGTTCGCCTTTGCGAAAAATTTCAGGTCTTCTCTGATAAATTTAATTCCTTTTCCGTGTGAACAATTCACAAACATCACATTATTTTTTATCATAATTCTATCGTTGTTGTATATTTTATCTACAAAGTCGGTGACTATTTGCTTTTTACCTGTGCCACTTGAACCGTGGAATATAATATTCGGGATTTGATTGTTTATATAATATCCATTTAATTGATCGTATATTTTTTTATGTATATCAGTTGTTGTTGTATCACACATTGGTATAAATATATAAATAGATTTATATATATATATTATTATAACAATTAAGTTATGTTCTCGCGATTCTTTCATAAGAAAAAAACTACAATATACGAAGATTATCTTGCATATACAAGATTTAACCTTTGGAACACTACTGAAACTGATATACAATTTATAACTGGACGATTGATAAAAAGTGGATTGGAAGATGTATCAACTCTTGATAATAAATGGCACGAATACATTCTATTAAACGAAACTGTATATGATAATGCAACTTATTTAAAATTTCTAATCAAATTGGTAGCCGAATACCATAAAAATTGTGATAAATTCACTATAAGTGGAGATATAGAGAATGTATAAATTTATTGTGTGATTTTTTATCATTCATAGATATATGAACGATTTGAGAACCTATCACGAAAACACTACACAGTTCTATTTTTATAAAGAGATGCATAAAAAACAAACATTCAAATTTGTAAAGGAAAAATTACAACAGTATAAATCTTCGTATAATACTAGATTACACATGTATCAGGTTCTCGAACAAATGGATAATTTTATAGATCCTAGCGATCCCGATACAGATGAACCAAATTCATTTCATGCTTATCAAACAGCCGAAAATATTAGAAGGAGAGAACCAGAGAATACAGCACTACAAGTGTGTGGATTAATACACGATTTAGGTAAAATATTATTTAATTTCAACGAACCGTCCTGGGCTGTGGTGGGAGATACATACGTCGTCGGTTGTACATTCCCCGAAACAATTGTATATTATAAAACAATGTTAGAGAACCCAGACACAAACAATCCCGATTTTTCATCAAAACACGGTGTATACGAACCAAATTGTGGTATTGGAAATCTCAGTATAACTGTAGGACACGACGAATATCTATACACTGTTTTACAACGCAATAATAATCATACCTTTCCCGAAAAGTATCAAGATGTTATTCGTTTTCATTCGTTTTATCCCTGGCATACAGGTGGTTCTTACCGCGAATTTATGAAACCCGGAGACGACGAATTATTAAATGCCGTGAACTATTTCAATACATTCGACTTATATTCAAAGGCGGATAAAGATTTTGTAGTAACCGACGAGATTAAACACTATTTTCACGATTTATTATGCGATTTTTTTCCAGAACCATTATTATGGTAGGTATTAAATTTGGATATTATATAAAATAATAATATAATATCTAAGAGTTGTAATTAGAGAATGATACGTTTTTCATGGCCTACACGTAATGTTGTTTTCAGCATAATATCATAACCAGCCTTCTGTATATTCTTACAGAAGGCAACGTCTTCACTCATAATATCGTTTAATACTACACCATTCTCACCTTCAATTGTGGTTTTCTCACTATCGAAATAAGGATATTTCATCGCATCGAGAACCTCCTTACGCATTCCAAAGAATCCCATACCAGCATACGATACCTTCTTGAAATTCTCACCCTCGTTCTCTTTTTTCCAGGTCTCTAACTTGTCAACACTCATAAACTCAAACGAACCATTTTTCTTAAAGTAGTCTGTATCCCATTTCTCTACGACCGGATATTGCGTGAGATTAGACATCCTATAACACCCAGCAACGACCGGATGGGTTTCTAGTGATTCAATAAGATCAATAACGTGCGCAGGAGAAAAAATCTGGTCACTATCAATCGTAATCCAATAATCAAAAACCTCTCCATTAAATACTTTCTGATCCGCACCACGTAATACATTAAGACCAAGTGTCTGCATACGCGCAAATGTAACATAACTACTTACCCCTGGCGAAATAATCAATTGATATTTACTATTATCCAGTAATATATTCATACTCGCCAATAAAGACATTAAAAATGCCGAAGAATAGTTATCACCCGGTAACGCAAGAATAATTCGTCTTCTATCTGTGCCGGCTACCGATTCAAGTGGGGATTTAGTATAGCTATCTTCAATATTCTCAACAATGCTCATGTTCATTATATTATCTTATAATGACTTTTCTTTAATATAATTAAGTTAAATAATAATTATTCATCTATTTTTGTTATTTTTAATTGCTTCGTGAAACGAAATCTTTCATGATATATTGTCTTACGTTTCAAATTACATTCTAAACACGCAATTGTTATATTATTCTTATCATGTCCGTATTTATTATCCATTCTCTCAACGGACCATTGTTTGGGTTCTCTTACTTGTTTGTATAATACGTGTACACATTGGCAACAATAATAACACTTCAATTCCTTTTCTATTAATATTGCTTTTATAAAATCTATATCAATAAAATCATTTTCTGAATATTTGTTTTTCTTTTGGTCCTGACTTTTATATCCTGATATCTTTCGTGTTATCTCACCGCACATCAAATTATATACATTATTTGATGTATCGGCTTCTTTCATAATATTTAATTGTAATTCTGAATTATAATCAGTATCACATATTGTCCATTTCTTATCTCTTGTTACAACACGGTCTTTTTTATCCTTCTTAGTTTTAATTTCTTTTTTATTATTATCGGTTGGTATTATTATTATATTTTTACATCTTTGTACAGTAAAAACGCCCACTTTGTCTGCTGTTATGAGTGTGGAAGGTTCCGTGTAACTTAATGGTGTAACATTATTACTAATATCTTCTGTATTCATTTACAATAGTAAATATAATAAACGTATATTTTACACCAATTATTACTCTAAAATATTCAATGGTATAAAATCGTTTATACATTATATAAAAAGAAGATAAACACTTATTACTCTTATATATATAAAGATTTCCCTCTTAAATTATGTTTTCAATTATAGAAAAGAACGACACTATTACTAATAAATCAAACGAGGAAAAACAGACTATTCCGACCAATATTGTTCAAAGTGGAGGGAATTATTATTCCATGTATAACGACAAATCATCAAATAACCAATACAATGATATGAACCCTTCGAATATAGACGAACTACTTGAAAATGAAAAATTACATAATAATAACGACTCTTGGAATAAACTAGATAATATTTCAAAAAAGCAAGTTTTACATACATATGCCGATAAATACGGATTGGATAATAATTTAACTAGTAAAGAATTAGAAACACTCAAGTCGTTTTTCAATGATGCGATACAGAAGAATAAACTTAAAAAAACGAAAGATGTTCAATATAATAAAGATAATAGAATTATAATTAATATACCATCATTATTTTTCAATACAATTAACCGCTCTTTTACATTACGAAATATTGAAAAACGTGTATCTACGCTTAAATCTATGACACCGAAACGAGTCTCTAATAAAAATAAAGTAGTCATTGGTAAAATTGAAAATTAATACTCTATTATTTAAATATATTAAACACACCTTATATTTAAATATATTAATGACTACTACAGAAAGCGAAACGGACACATCCTGTAGTGATTGTTCTATAAGTAAAAGTAGTTTCGAATTATCATATAATGATATAACAGAAATAGAAGAGACAGTTCATTCGCTTTTATACGAATACATTAATGAAAATATATTACTTTATTCCAAAAATGATTTTCATGATATTATTGAACAGGACATTGTAGAGTTCATAACAAACGACCTCACTGATGGTGGTGTTATAAAAAATGTAAAGGATTATTATAAAATAAATCGTTTGATTGTAATCACAATTGAACTTTATTTCAATCATAACATTTATAATTTTACACATCGTTCACATCATATTACAAATGTCCCGTCATCCATGGACCCACTATTTATTGATAAACAAATCAAACATCTCCAACAATTACCACAACCAGAACAAAAGACACCCGAATGGTATAAATATAGACACGGGTTGATCACAGCGAGTAATATTTATAAGGTTTTCGCATCTCAATCCCAAGTCAATAGTCTTATATACGAAAAATGCAAACCATTTGTAGAAAAAGAAATCACATATAATAATTATAACTTACATTCTAACTCATCGCTTCAATGGGGTGTATTATATGAAGCCGTATCTGTATTATTATACGAATATCTGAATGATACGACTATCAGTGATTTTGGATGTATTCAACACGAAAAATATAACTTCATTGGTGCGTCACCCGATGGTATCAATACCAATCCGAATAGTAATTTATACGGGAGAATGATCGAGATAAAAAATATTGTTAACCGAGATATTACCGGTATACCAAAAGAAGAATATTGGATACAAACACAAATACAAATGGAAACTTGTGACTTGAACGAATGCGATTTTATAGAAACGAGATTTAAGGAATATGATGAAATTGACCAATTTTATACAGATGTTACAAAACAACGTGGTATAATTCTATGTTTTGTTACTAACGATAACACGAACTCCCCACCAACATATGTATATAGTAAAATGGACTTGACCATTGATAAGGATATTGTGCAAAAATGGATTGAATATGAGAAGGGATTAAAATCCGATAAGTTCATATTATTTAATACACGTTATTGGTATTTGGACGAGTATTCTTGTGTGCTCATTAAACGTAACGTTAAATGGTTTGAAGCCGCTCTACCAAAGATCAAAGATGTATGGAATACCATAGAGAAAGAGCGAGATACGGGATATGAACACAGAGCAACCAAGAAAAAAACACTGGGACAATGTGTTTTCGTATCAATGGAAAACGATGACGTGAGAACCATACATAATATTACACCATCCAATAATTTATCCGTTGTAAAGTTATAAAATTTTCATATTCAATATTTAGAAAATGATATAGAAGTTTTTTTCTATATATATTTACACAAGAGTAGGTTATGTCTTCCACTAATGATTACGAGAGAGAAATGTTCGTTACGAAAAGAAATGGTGAGCGTAAAGTAGTTGAATTCGATAAAATTCTACGTCGTATCAAGGTTCTCGGAAATGAAGCCGGTCTCACTATGAATTATACTTCTCTCACGATGAAGGTTATAGACCAATTATTTGACGGTATTTCTACCACACAAATTGACGAACTGAGTGCCGAACAATGCGCATCGCTTTCATCCACACATCCAGATTATAATATTTTAGCAGGGCGTATTGTTGTTTCAAACCATCAGAAGAATTCTGCTTCGGCGTTCACTGATGTTATTTCGAAATTATATAAATTCACCGATAAGAATGATATCCATACCCCCCTTATCAGTGAGCAGTTATATCAACTCACACTTACGCACGGTAATTTACTCAATGATATGTGTGTTCATTCGCGTGATTATTTAATCGATTATTTCGGTTTCAAAACACTGGAGCGTGCGTATCTGATGAAGATTGACGGTAAAATCGTTGAGCGACCACAACACATGTGGTTGCGAACCGCTTGTGGTATTCACGGTAACGATATAGCTTCTATTCGGCAGACTTACGACCTTATGTCCCAGAAATATTTTACTCACGCAACTCCCACTCTTTTCAATGCCGGGACTCCAAAACCCCAACTCAGTTCATGCTTCTTACAGGCGATGGAATCCGATAGTATTGAGGGCATTTATAATACTCTCAAAGATTGCGCTCTCATTTCCAAGTGGGCGGGAGGCATCGGTCTACACATTCATAATGTAAGAGCTTCTGGTAGTCATATTAGAGGGACGAATGGGAGTTCCAATGGTCTTGTTCCCATGTTACGGGTCTTTAATAATACTGCCAAATACGTTGATCAGTGTTTAGACAAAGAAACTATCATTTATACTACTGATGGTCCAAAACAAATACAAGAATGTTCTTCACTAGAAACCGCCATTTTCGGGGTGAATGGTGATGCTGAAATTATACAGCAGGTTTTGGAACACGACTACGATGGACCCTTACTCAATATTCAAATCACTCACGCCTTATTTGATTTAAAGGTAACACCACAGCATCCGGTTTATACCCTACAGGGTCAGCAAAAGGGACTTAATTATGATGTTATTACCAATCGCTTAGAAAAGGGTATTGCACAATACCAATGGGTGGACGCAGGAGATTTGACTACCGATGATATGGTTGTGTATTCTATTCCAAAATACGATAAGGATTTCGCTAATCTATCAAGCGATGATTGTTATATGTATGGGGTCATACTAGGGGACGGTTGTGTTGATAATCGCGATGAT